ATAAGATATTCAACACGGATTTAGGTTCGATCTTCGGATGGTGACGACGGATCAGGAGGATAGATGATGGCCGGATTCCTTGAAGGCTTGGGAAGAAGCAACGCGCTCTCTTCGGTTAATAACATGGTGGGGACCGCTATCAATTTGAAGAAGATGCAGAACTTGCAGAGTGTATCATCACGGTAGCTAAGGATCGGTCTAAAGACGAGCCTCATACGGTTATAAGATTTCAGAAATCGCCTCATACGCGCCGGCCAATGGCAAGATTTCTTTGTTATGTTGATATGATAAGTGATAATGGCTTTGGAGACGGTGAAATCAATTACGAACTTCAAAAGGCCATTAATGATAATTACAATCTGATGAATTATCGTACAAAACTGGCAATCACCCCAGCTTTTAAAGGTAAGCGATGGGCGGGATTTGATGAAAATATCAGAATTACTCCAGAAAAAGTTATCATGCTTGAAACTTTGGATGACCTTCAGGAATTTAAGATTGAAGATAATATTCAGGGCGGATTGCAACACCAAAATTTGTTGTCGGGGCGGATGGATTACGTGATGGCAACTTCACCCCAGACGATGGGATCGCCTACTGAGGGGGGGAAGGAAACAGCCACAGTCGGAAGTATCATCAACCAAAGGGCAAACATTCGCATAGGCATGAAGTCTATGAACCTTGAATTTATAGGGTTGACAGAGACTTATAATATGCTTCTGACCTTATGTAATGATTTTATGCTACCTGAAACACTTGAGGAGTTAATAGGCGATGATGCTCAATACTACAACCCAAAGCGTAAAGACAAGTTTCGTCCTGTCTCCCAGGCATTGGAGACTGATGAATCAAAGCAATTTAAGATCAAAGCATGGCAGGGAATTATGCAAATGGCGGGTTCGGTTCCAAACCCAAAGACTCCACAGGTGCTTAATTATGCTCTCGGCCAAATCCTTGAATTGATGGGAGGGAACTTTAAACACTTCAAAAAGTTTATGTTTGAAGAAGATCCCGAAACATTATTTTTATATCAACTGGCAACCGGGGCCAAGGGTTCTCCCTCCTTTCCCTTACCTCCAAGCCCCGGTATGCCACCCTCTAATCAGATGGGTATTCCTATGGGGCAAGGTGAACAACAGACAAGAGCGGCAGCGCCGCAACAGGAGGCAATGTAAAATGACAGGCGCAGAATTTCAGAGGAAATTGGATGAAAGGCTCGGGAAATTATATTCGGATGCACACGAGAAACTATCACAAGAAATAACGGAAGAAGTGAGAGAGATAATGCGTAAAACGTCATTGTTTGCATGGACAGATAAAGCATTGGATGATTGTATGCATTTAATATGTCATGATATGTGGGATAAAGGCTAATGTTAGAGGTCAGCGGTGCGCCGCTTTTGGCGCATCCGCAACAGGAGATGATGTAATGCCAAAAGAATGGACTCCAGAAGATTTTGACAGATATGTTACAAGATTAAATCTTGGGACGGAGCAGCAGGAAGCTGCTTTAAAGGCGCTTACCATCAATACGTTGCTGAAAGAATTCCTGGATACTTCTGCTGGGCATATTATCTTGGATACTATGGTTGAAAAGATAAGAAATCTCGTGATGAATATAGTGAATTTAGCTACAGATGGCGCCAAGAAAAATACGGAAGAAATAATCCAATCAGCTTTATTGATTAAAATTATATCGCTTTTCATGCAAGATATGGCGAAATTATACAGCGATACCAATAAAAAGCTTGAGGAAGTAAATGACAAAGAATGATGTGGTTTTCATTGAAGGATGTGGATTGAGTCCTATGGAAGTTGACATAAAAAAAGCCTTTACAAACTTCTTGCGACAGAGTAAAATTATCTCGAAGGATTCTGTTGGGCAAGTAGTTGCCCATGTGAATAATGGTGGTGTGACGAAGATTTATTATAATAATTGGGATGTGAAATAGCATGATTAAAACGGACGAATGTACCAACGAAAACAGTTTTTTTCTTATGCATGTACCAGAAAATATAATCTGTCTCCCGAATGAAGCCTCCAAAGAAGATGAACCGTTTGACACTAATGGCGCAATATATAAAATTTCCTGGGAAAGAATTGTTAAATGAAAGTTTTTGATATGGGGGTAAATTTCGATAAATTAAAATAACGAGAATATAATCGGTTAGTTCAATACCCGCAAGGGATCATTAAAGCCCGAATTGATACTGAGTAATTCAGTATTGGTTCGGGCTTTTTTATTTTGCGAAAGGAGCAACGAAATGGCAGACGACACAACCGACACTGACATCAGCCCCCCAGAAGTAAGTGACGGGCTTGGCGATGCACAGCCGGACGACCAATTAGCAAGTGACGCGATAACAGATGATGCAACACCCGATGAAGGCGAGGGAGTTCAACAAGCTGAGGAATTGCCGCTAACACCGGAACAAATAGTCCAACAGACAATGAATCAGGAGTTCCAACGGTGGGCGACATATCAGGGGAGACGGGACAAAGAGTTATTGGGAACCTTTGAACAGTTGGTAAATCAACGGATTGCGGGTCTAAGACAGCCTGCTTCAACACCTTCTGACCCGGCAACTATTCTTGATAATCCCGATGCCTGGGTGACTCAGAGAATTCAGCAAATAGCCCCTCAAGTACTTCACAATGAAATTAACAGGGTAACTGCGGCTGAACAAAATTATACTGCTGCACTGATCCAACATGCTGGTCAGATGATGGACGGTGATCCTCTTTTTGCCGACAAATCTTTGGGAAATGAAGTGATCGCGGAAATACAAAAGGGATTTGGGAGTGTAAATAAGAATTTACCCCCAAATATCAATGCGCAACTTTTGATCTCTAATGCTGTAACAAATATCTACCGAAGGAATGCAGGCCAGAAAACCAATGCTTTGGCTGGTAACAAAGGAGTCAAAGTCGGTGTAGGCGGTGTTAAGGCCGGGACTCCTTCAAAATCAAGTAAACGGATTATTGAGAAGTTAGATCCGGATGCCGCAAGGTTAGCAAAAATGTGGAATTACAAAGAAGAAGATCTGCAAAGAGCCTTCAAGGGCTTTAAGGGAATAGGCGATGCAAATATCTGAATCTCTGATAGCAAAAGAACGGGGATATTATGTAGGCCGATGTGTCTATTGCGGATTTGAGATCAGGAATAATCTGATTAAGGGTTCCAGTGTCCCTATAACGAAAACTGGAAATTACGGTACTAATGCAACACCGGCACCTGTTACTTTTGCCGATGAAATGTACGTTGCCACAACGATATCGTTCGTGGCCGCCCTTGGGTCTGCACCCCCATCTTTAGCGGATAGTGCACTCCAATTTGGCGAGAAGGGATTTCATTCGGGTATGACGATCAGGGTTGCGTGTTCAGCAAGCGATACGAATGATGGAGATTTTACTATTGCTGATCGTGGCGTTTCACGAGGGGAGATACTACTGAGTTCTTCAGATAGCCTCACAGCCCAGAGTGCCGCCGCTGCGGGAACGGTAACAATCTCAAATGTGATTTATAAACCCTCAATTTCAACGGGGTGTCCATTTTGCGGCTCGTTGAATTCAAAGTAAAGGAGATAAATTATGGCGTTCTCGTGGGCAGGAGATTTAAGCGGTGCTTTACCTATAGTAAAGTACTTCCCGGTCGCTGCGGATGTCTATGAAGGTCAGCTTTTAATGGCAGATATTACGGTTACGGGCGGTGTTAAACCAACCGCCGATGCCGCTGCCGGGCCTGACACGGCTTCGCAGTTAATAGGGATTTGTACGGGTATAAAAACAAGTCCCACTTACAATTCAACATATAAGGGGAATCTGGGTACGTATGATACGACACAGGCAACGCTTACGGCAAACGATCCCGTTGGTCCATGTATGGCCGAAGTGACTTTAATTACCCCTACAACCAAAATTCACGGTCCCATCGTGAAAGATACGGTAGGGACAAACCCGGAACGGAAAGCCTGCACAACGGGCAGCAGCGACGGCCTGACCTTTGTTGTTGCAACCATCGATACAACAGTAAGCTATTTTTCAACGGCTTATTGCTCAACAGGTGCCAATGCGGGTCAGTACCGGGTGATAACAACAGGCGCTACGGCAACGCAGACAGTTGTTGTTCCGTTCAGCTATGACATAGCGATAGGCGACACATTCTGCATTGCGAACGTGCGCGATGGCAAAGCACGCATTGAACTTGATACCCAGTTCCAGGGGATTGATTCGAGCGCGGCTTTGTCAAACTATTTCAATGTCTATGTGCATGAACTTAACCTGAAAGAGGCTGGCAAAGAGTATGCAGTATTTACCTTTGACGGTTCTCATCTCGTAATTGGATAGGAGGATAATATGGCTAATCCATTGACAAACACGCAGTTCGTAAGACTCCTGGACGATAGACTTACCAAGGTCTATGCGGACAGATATAAGGCCATGCCTCTTATGATTGATAAATTCTTCAACCGTAAAAAGTCGAGAAAGGCATGGGAAGAGTATTTCTCAGTAGGGTCTGTCCCCGACCCGGAACTGTTTCAGGGAATTATCAATTATCAGGGTGTATCTCCTGGATACCATACAAAGATCACCCCTCTGGAGTACGCGGGCGGTATCACTATCCAACGCAGACTTATTGACACTGATCGTTATGACATCATTGAAAGTAGGGCTAAGGGATTGGCGGTAGCGGCTAATCGTAAGATGAACAAGATTGCTCATGAGGTCTTCCAAAACTTTGATTCAACAACATTTGATTTCATGGTTTCGGAAGAAGGAGTTTCTCTGTGTTCAAATTCTCATACGACCAAGACTCCGGATATTTCGACTTCTTCAGGGTTTGACAATTTGGCAACCTTAGCCTTCGATGCGTCAAATCTTGAAACTCTTCGTATCCAGGCCACGCAGTTCAAGGATGATATTGGTGAACGGTTTGAAACCAATTTCGACACTATCATCCATCCAACGAATTTGGCGGCAGATGTATGGGAAGTTATGAATTCTCAGGGCAAGACCGATACCGATGTCAACAATGCCAACTTCCAAAGAGGTCGTTGGAAGGCAATCGAGCTTCCTATGCTGGATGATACGGATACCAATGACTGGTTTATTGTTGATTCACAGGCCATGAAAGAAGCCCTCATTTGGATTGATTCAGTTCCTTTGGAATTCGATTCCACCAAAGACTTCGATACCATGATGAGAAAGTATTCTGACTACTTTTGTGTAGGCTGGGGATTCAACGATTGGCGCTGGATCATCGGGAGTAATGTAAGTTAGTTCAACATGATGTTGCCCCTTCGCAATCGGGTTGAAGGGGCAGCGTCTTGCCCCTCTTAGGATGTCCGATTCATACCGAGGGAGGATAAGGAGATAAAATTATGGCAGAAGGATATTTTTCGGGCAAAGTTCATGTAGGAGCAGGCAGGCTTTTAGATTTATGGAATTCCAATAACAGATTTTTTGTTGATGGAACCGCATCCGCTTCCGGTAATGGAAAGTCACCGAAACAAGCAAAAATAACCATTGCGGCGGCGGCTACAGCGGCAAGTGCATGGGCTACCATATATATCAAGCCTATGCAATATCTAACGGCGGCTACCGTGGGGAACAGATATTATACTGAGAACATTACGGTTACGGAAGCACAACCAGGCCTTTGTTTTGTTGGTGCTGGACCAGGCGGAACGCACTATACAACGACAGAGGTAAAAACGGCATTAGCAACGACTTCTGTTTTTACTGTAAATGCTCCAGGCGTCCAGTTTGAGAATTTACGCCTTACCGGAACAAGTCTTACAGCAGGAACCAATACTTATTCGGTTATTCGGGCAATGGGTGATGCTTCTACTTGCAAGGGTAATAACGGCATGGGTATCAGGGATTGCACATTTTCCAATGCAAAGATTGGTGGTGCAGTAAGAATCGACAACCCGTGGAACTGCATGATTGAACGGTGCATTTTCCATAATTGTCATGTCGGTGTTCATACGTCTTCGACAGTAAGCTCGACGAATGGCATGTGGATAAAATGGTGTCAGTTTGAAGGTCAACCCGCAAACCGTGACGTTGATGTCTGGATGGTTGGGGGATCGGCAAACTGTTATGGTGGTTTGATTGACCACTGTACCTTCCAGGGAACTGTTCCGGCCTTATCCGGGTCGGGTGCTTCTATTGCCCGGTATGTCTATGTTGGTGATACATGGACTACAGGTGCTGGTGGGTTAATCACAAACAGCAATTTCGGTTTTGATTGTAATACCATGACAAATCTGGTTGGGGCCGCAGGGACGGGAACAATGATTGTAATCCCGACTACATGGGAAATATCTAATTCCTATGGTTTTGCCCAAACTCAAGGCAGGGGATTGCTAACAAGAGTCTAAGATTAATTTGAGATTGGGGGAGCAATCCCCCAGTTTCAAAAGGCGGGAACCATGGCAAAAACGATTGATGATGTTTGGGACGAATTACAGGACATTAAGACAGCACTTAATGATCTAAATCAGTTGCAACCTATCAAATCAAAGATAGACGAACTGCTTGCGAAAGAAAATATTCTTGTGGAATGTATTGCCTGCCGGCCAAATGGTTTAATCCCAAGACCTGTATATCATGCAGAAGATCAATATGGGCCTGACATTGAATGGATACCCTGTCCTGTTTGCGGGGGAGATCATGTAGTATCATTTAGTAAATTAAGCGCAACGACATGAAAGGAGCCTAACATGGCGGTAATGTTATGTCATTACAAATAATTATTCGAGACCAGGATAAATACAGGGGACGAAACATTTCTGAACTGAATGACAATCTTGTCTCAGAGGGGTGGCCTCCAGAAATAGAGGGGGAACACAGGGATAAAATTAAATGGTTTGAAGAGAAGAAAAAACGAGTAATCAGAAAACAGGAAATCGGTAGAGCCCTTAATGGCAAATTAGAATAACAGGGGGTGCAGTTTGATCGCCCCCACAGCAGAAAGGAACATTATATGGCTAACGAGGGACACATTCTAATCCCTAATAAAAGCGGGAAATCCGGCAGAGAGATAACAGTCCAAGACCTTTATGGACCATTAGATAAGGGATCTGCAAAACCTTCCTTTTGCTATCCTAAGCGAAAGGCCAATTTGACTGAAGAACTGGAGAAAATGCAAAGTAGTTTGGCTAACGGATATATCGGTCAAGACAGGGTTATGGAATTCAAAATGAAGATCCGAGAAAAAAAGGAAAGACTGGATGCCATAAATGAGCAGGAGGCGGTAACACGTAAGCTGTTTGAAGATAATAAAGATATTTTCATGAAGCGCCGCCTTGAGTTGGCTGAAGAAATCTCCATGTCAATGCCTACCGAAAAAGACGTGCAAAAAAGACGTGTTAACCCTTGGAAGACTCTTCAAAAGGAGAAATCTGGGCTTGAAGCCAAAAAGCGTGAATTTATAATTATAAGTCGGTTGGCTGGCGAAGAATCCAGTATACCCTTCTTGCAAAGGGAAAGCGCATGAGCCTTGTATCAACTATATTGACAGCCGTTGGATATAGAATTGGAGGCGGACTTACCATCTCCACCACTTCAGACCCAACGGCGGCAGTTTGCATCCAGTGGATAAACGAAATCGCTCTGTGGGTTACCGGCATTTGCGCTGAGAACAACTCTGACTTAGGCAGGACAATAGGGACTATAACAACGCTCCACCCTTTAATAACAGCGGCGACGAAGGCTTCTCCGTGCTCTATAACATCTGCATCGCATGGGTTGATGTCCTCCGGAACGGCGGAGGTGGTTATTAAAGATGTTGTAGGTATGACAGAACTAAACGACACCGAATATACAGCTACTTATTCATCTGCTAATGCGGTTACTCTTGGGATAGATTCTTCGGCATACACAACCTGGACATCAGGCGGGTATCTCTCGAAACGGAAATATTCTGATCTGGCGACGACCATGTACTGTCCTGCGCAAGAGGGATGGATTGTTGATGATCGCTCCCGGAATCCGTTGACTTTGAGATCTGAAAAAGCACTTACCGAATATGATCCCGTGGAAGCAACTGAACCGGTAGAATTCTATGTTGACGGGTCAAACAATGTTTGTTTCTTCGTCTATCCAGATGCCGCCTATACGGTGAAAATACCATACTGGCAACTTCCTACCGCTTTAACTCTCACTACCGATACTGTCCCCTTTTTGGGTCTGATGGATAATGTGTTCATAGAGGCCGTGGCATTACGTTACTTCTCCAGGGATGAATATGACATCAATTATGAACTCAAATGGCAGAGTTTCTTACTTGAACGTGTAAAGCGGGTAATTGAGATGCGGAAACGAATGATTTCAAAGGTGACGACTTAATGGCCAAATTCGCCACAAAACATGAGAATCGAGAAAAGACCTTTTACATGCGAAACTTTCCTGATGGATTGAATAAAGAAATCTCTGCGCCTGCTTTGCCGCCGACAACGCTTACCAGGTGTAAAAATATGCGGTATGTCTTTAATCAAGCCATTGAAGGTGAGAAACTCGTGCTTTTGAAGAAACGGCAGGGCACTACAAAGATCAGTACATCGGCTCTTGCTTCAGCAGCATTAGCCTGTACTTATTATGTCGCAGACGCCCATTACATCATGACAACGGCCACTACTTTACATGAATTAGACTCCGGTACATTTGCGGTATCTGCTTCACTTGGCACTCTGTCCGGAACGCCTACATTTACAGAGTTTAACGGCAAGTTAATAATTCACGATACTGGTGTTACAAAAGTGTGGGATGGAACTACTTTTGCGGCATTGGGCGGGTCGCATACAGATGAAATCATCGGTACGGGGGAT